TGCAGTTGCAACTTCCAGTTTGGGAACTTTAAATATTAATTACATTGGAAAGGCAACTATTTCCAATGGTTATGTTACTGGTGTTGCAATTACAAATCCAGGGTCTGGATACACTTCAACAAACCCTCCTATTGTAATTTTTGATGATCCTATTTCATATACCAATATTCCATTAACTTATAGTTCATCATCTGTTGCTGGTGTTGGAACTCAAGCATATGCTAACTTGGTAGTAAGTCAAGATTCTAGCGTACTGAGTTTTGAAATTATAAAGCAAGGTTATGGATACAAAAATGGAGAAATCTTAACAGTATCTGTTGGAGGAACCACTGGAATTCAAACCACAGGATCATCCTTTAAAGAATTCCAAATTTATGTTGATGATATCTTTACTGATAAGTTCTCTGGATGGTCTGTTGGTGATCTTCAAGTTATCGATCCGATTGACAACTTGTTTGATGGGGTAAGACGTTCATTCCCAATAAAGATCAATGGTAATCAAACCACCATTAGATCTAAATCAGGATCACCAATAAAAGTTAAATATAATCTTCTGGTCTTTATCAATAATATACTCCAAATACCAGATCAATCATATACTTTCGAAGGTGGAAGTATAATCACATTCCTTGAAGCACCTAAGCAAGAGGACACATCAAAGATTCTTTTCTATAAAGGAACTTCCAGTGTTGATACTATTGATGTTAATATTTTGGAACCAGTGAAAACTGGTGATATTTTAAGAGTTCAGAGTGATGATCCATCCTTGAATCAAGATTCAAGACTGGCACTTGATATCTTATCAACTGATATTCTCAATACAAATGTGTATTCTGGCCCAGGAATAACACAAAATGATAGTTTAGTTAGACCTGTTATTCTTTGCAAACAAACTGAAGACCAAATCATCAATGGTCAACAAGTTTCAAAAAGTCGTGCATTATATGAACCATTAGTTCAACCAACAACACATATTATTCAAGATGTTGGTCTTGCGTCAACCGAAATATTTGTTGAAAGTGTAAAGACATTCTTTGATAGTTCGCAAGAGTACATTCAAGATGGTTTAACTGAATTGCCACAGAAAAAACTTATATTGATTTCTCAAGATAACGTAATATCTGCGGCAGCCACTGCAATTGTTTCTGCAGCAGGAACAATTAGTTCTATTGTGATCACCGATGGTGGTGTTGGTTATACAACTGCACCATCAGTAACTATCGAAAATCCTGTTGGGTTAGGAACGACACAAAGATCAGAAGCTACTGCAACAATATCTGTTGGAGGAACCGTTGCATCAATTGTAATTACTAATCCAGGGGCTGGATATACTACAACAAACCCTCCAGTTGTATTAATTCAAAGTCCTTCTCCTAATAGAGAAGTTATTGATAGAGTTAACTATACTGGTGATTTTGGTATTATTAGTGGAATAAACACCACTTCTGTTGGAATTGCTTCCACTGCATTGGTATTTGATTTATTTGTTCCTATGGATTCGTATTTGAGAGATTTCAGTATTAATCCTGTTGGAACTGGATTAACCGTTAGTGGAATACAAACTGGTTACTATTTCGTCACTTATAACACCAATGTTGGTAAAGGAGTGACAAGTTTGAGACAAGATGGATCCGTTGTTGGTTTAGGATCAACTTTCATTGATAATGTATATCAGGCAGTGTCAGTTTCGATTGCTCAAACAAGCGTCCCTGGAGTTGGTGTTACTTATGTAGCTCAAGTCACTGTCAGTGTACAAGATTATAACAACATAAGTGGATTAGGATTTAGTGGTTTTTATGGATATTATAGTTGGGGTAGAATTGGCAATTTAATTAGATCCAATAGTAAGTCATTTACACATTATACAAATGGTTTGGTAGGTGTTTCAACATCTCCAATCGTACAGAGATATAATCCTCTTAGATCCTGATTAAAATCATCATAAATAGATAAAAAACTTCAAAATGTCTGCAATTATAACTGACCAATTAAGAATTTTAAATGCAAAGAACTTTGTTTCTGCTGCAACTTCTTCATCGAATTCTTATTATGCTTTTGTAGGTCTTCCCAATGCGACGAATTATTTGTCAACTTGGGATACAACCCCTCCTGCACCTAAAGATAGTTTCAATGAAGAGAATGATTATTGGGACACAATGATTGCTCTCAAAAAAATTAGAGAAAGTGATGTTAACCAAGTTATACGTAAAATAACTTGGTCATCTGGTACAACTTATGATATGTACCGACATGATATTAGTAGAACGAATACCTCTAAACCATCTGGAGCAACTAGTCTATATTCTGCGAATTTTTATGTTGTAAACAGCGATTATCGGGTTTATATTTGTTTGCATAATGGAACTTCTCCAGAAAATCCAGAAGGAAGACCTTCTTTGGATGAACCTATGTTTGTCGATTTAGAACCAAGGTCCGCAGGGACCAGTGGAGATGGTTACGTCTGGAAATATCTTTATACTATTAAACCCAGCGATATTATTAAGTTTGATTCCATTAACTATGTACCAGTGCCTAAAAACTGGGAAACCAGCACTGCAGATTCATCAGTAAGATTAAATGCTTCGAGTAGTGGACAACTAAAAATTGTAACCATTGCAAATCGTGGTGTGGGCCTTGGCACTGCAAATCAAACTTATACCCGAGTTCCTATCAGAGGTGATGGAAATGGTGCAGAATGCACAATAACTATCAATAATGATTCGAAGGTTGACTCAGTAACTATTACTTCTGGAGGTTCTGGTTACACATATGGTACAGTTGATCTTGTAGGCGGAAACGTTCCTACTGGAACAACATCACCAGTTTTTAATGTTATTATCCCTCCTCAGGGTGGACATGGTTCGGATATCTATAGAGAACTTGGTGCATATAATGTTATGGTATATTCCAGAATTGAAAATGATCTGGAAAATCCTGATTTTATTACTGGCAATCAAGTTGCAAGAATTGGTATTATAGAAAATCCAGAATCATATAACTCTACTTCTTTATTAACCCTTGACAAAGCTAGTGCTTTAAATGCAATAAAGTTGACTGGTATTGGTTATAGTACTGCTTCTTTCCCTGCAGATAGTATTGTTACTCAAACTATTGGAATTGGTTCTACTGCTGTTGGAAGAGTAGTTTCTTATGACCAGACTACTGGGGTTTTAAAATATTGGCAAGACAGATCTTTAGCAGGATTTACTACTGTAGGAACTGCACAAACTAATCCAACTTATGGATTTAAACTACATAGATTTTCCTCCAGTGTCGGTAGCGGAGGGACTACAACTATTGTTGGAACCAACGCATCATTGTCAATCCATACAGGTTTTACAGGTATATCTACAGTAATAAATAGTAGAACATACTACCTTGGTCAGTCATTTACAACAGGAATTTCGAATCCAGAAGTTAAAAAATATTCTGGGAATATCATTTATGTAGATAACCGACCTTCGATTACTAGATCATCAAATCAAAAAGAAGATATCAAAGTCATTTTGCAATTCTAAAGAATTATGCCACAGGAAACTAATCTTAACGTCTCGCCTTATTTTGACGATTTTGATCCTCAAAAGAATTATTATAAGGTTTTATTCAAACCTGGGTATCCCGTACAGGCTAGAGAACTAACTGGATTACAGTCTGTTCTTCAAAACCAAATTGGACAGTTTGGTAATCATGTATTCAAAGAAGGGTCTGTTGTAATTCCTGGTGCAATTCATTATAATATAACTGAAGCTGTAATATTAGAAAATACATTTAATGGTTTAAATGTAGATTCTTATATTGATAATTTACTGGATAAGGTAATTATTGGACAAGACTCTGGCGTAAGAGCAAAAGTTTTTCACATTTTAAAACAAAATGAGTCTGATAATTCAAATACAATTCTTTATGTAAACTATTTAAATACTAGTTCTGAGGGAAATAGTAAATTAAGTAATTCTGAAAGTATTTTAGTTGAGAGTACCGTTTCTCCAGGGTTTTCTGATCTTACACCAATACAAGCAAATCAACCATTTGCAACAACTATTAGTACTGATGCAACTGCTCGGGGATCACTTGTTATACTTTCTGAAGGAGTATATTTTCTTAGGGGATATTTTGTCAATGTACCATCTCAAAAGTTAATATTAGATGCTCTTGGAAATATACCATCATATAAAATCGGTTTTACAATTTTAGAAAATGTTATAAATTCTGATATTGACTCATCATTGGTTGATAATGCAAAAGGATTTTCAAATTATGCTGCACCAGGAGCAGATAGATTCCAAATCAATGCGGTACTTTCTAAAGTTCCATTCACGATACTGAGTGATCAAAATCCGAGTAATTTTGTTGAATTGATGAGGGTTGAAAATGGTGTTTTAACTCGCGAATCATCAAACCCACAATATAGTATTTTAGCTGATGAGTTTGCTAGAAGAACTTATGATGAATCTGGAGACTATTATATCAAACCATTTAAATTAGAAGTTAAAAATTCATTAAATGATAATCGCGGTAATGAAGGTCTTTATAATTCTGGACAATTAACTTATCAAGGCCAAGTTCCATCTGATGATTTAGGTGTATATAAAATTTCTCCAGGCAAAGCATATGTTAAAGGTTATGAATTAGATCTATTATCAACATCTTTAGTTGATTTTGATAAACCCCGAACGACAAAGACATTAGAGAGTCAAAGTGTAATTTACTCTACTGGAGCAACATATTCACTGAATAGAGTATATGGATCTCCAACTATTGGAATTTCAACATATGTTGTAAGTCTTAGAGATAGTAGAGTAGGCAATAACCGTAATTTGCAACCCGGAAAAGAAATTGGAGTTGCAAGAGTTTATGATTTTGCATTAGAATCTGGATCATATGATTCTGCTTTCCCAGAAACAAATCAGTGGGAAATTTCGTTATATGATATTCAAACATATACTGAAATTACTTTAAATGAACCTATTACATTATCTACACCAGTCCATATTAAAGGAAAGGCAAGTGGAGCAACGGCATACTTAAGATTTAATGCAAGTAATTCTGGAATTATTACTGCATATAATGTAAATGGAACTTTCGCAAAAGGCGAAATGTTCTTATTTAATGGAATCGATAATACAAGAATTGCAACTGCAGTTACATCTTATAATTCGGGGGATGTAAAATCTTTATATGGTATTATTGGTACAGCATCCACATTTACTGCTGATACAAGACAATACACTTATGCTACTGTTGGTCCAGTAAGTATTACTGGACGTTCTGCAGGTGTTTCTACTGTAACTACATCAGATTTTAATTTTGTAGGTATTGTGACGGTAGGAAATTTAGTTTCATATTCTAATGCTGGATCAACAACGCCAGTATTTTCTGTAGTAACATCAGTTTCTAATAGATCTTTAACAATTTCTGGTGTAACTACAGTTACAGGAGTATGTGAAGGATCTCTTCCCACTTCAACTATTAATCCATCAGATTTTAAGATTTTAAAATCAAATTTCTTAAGTTCTACTGATGATACTTTGTTTACTCCATTGGGTAAAAAATATATTTCTTCTGTAGATCTTTTAGATTCTCAATTAATTATAAGGAAGCAATTTGATGTTACCATTTCGTCAAATTCATTAAATGTTCCTTCCACTGCAATTTTATCTAACGAAGTATTCTTACCTTTTGATGAAGAACGTTATGTTCTGATTAAAAATGATGGTACTACAGAGCCTTTAAGTGCAGATCAATTTGTTTTTTCTGCTGGTGGAAAAGAACTTACTATTAATGGTCTTTCATCAAATGGCACTGCTAGATTAATTGCAACATTACAAAAAAATAATATTAAATCTAGAGTTAAGAATAAGAATAGGGTAGGTTCCATTTTAATTAATAAATCATCATTAAGTGAATCTGGAACTAATACCGGAATAGGAAATACCACAAATAATGATGGTTTAACTTATGGAAATTATCCATATGGAACAAGAGTACAAGATGAAGAAATTTGCTTGAATGTTCCAGAAGTAACTAAATTATATGCAGTTTTTGAATCCTCTGGCACACAAGATCCATCAGCTCCTTCACTGTTACTTCAAAATATTTCTTCGTCCTCGGCAACTACAACTGAAGTTATTGTTGGAGAAGAAATTAAAGGATCAACAAGTGGTTGTGTTGCAATATGTTTAGGAAAACCAAATTCTCTCACTGTTGAATATGTTAGTTTAAATAATGTTCAATTTGTAGAGGGTGAGTCGGTAACTTTTGTAGAATCTGGTGTTACTGCAGAAATTAATACTTCAAACTCAGGTTCTAATAACATTAAATCCAATTTTTCACTAAATTCTGGTCAAAAAAGAACAATTTTAGACTATTCTAGAATTACTAGAAGAACTTCATCTTCTGCACCAACTAGAAAAATAAAAGTATATTATGAATCTGCAAGTATTCCATCTTCAGATACTGGAGATATTACTGTAGTTGATTCTTATTCTCAATTTGATTATTGTGATTTACCCTTTGTAGATCGGTTTAGAGTTTCTGATATTATTGATACTAGACCTATTGTTGATACTTTTAATCCAGAAACTGCAACTCGTTCGCCATTTGAGTTTTACGGCAGATCTTTTGATCAAAATCAAAATTCTTCACTGGATGTTTTAGCATCTGATGAATTGATATTGTGTAACTATTCATTCTATCTTGGTAGAATTGATAGAATTTATTTGGCATCGTCTACTAATAACTTTAGAATTTCTGATACCACTGCAAAAACACCAATTATTGTAGTAAAGCAGGGAACACCATCAGAATCTCCTCAACTTCCTGATGATATTACCAATGCATTAGAAATTGGAAGGGTTACTTTACCACCATATCTTTGCAATATGAGAGATGCTGGAATAAGTCTCCTTGAGCATAAGCGTTACAGAATGGATGATATTGCAAGATTGGAAACTAGAATAAAAAATCTTGAGTTTTACTCTAGTCTATCTCTTCTTGAAAATAATGCAAAGAATTTGCAAATAAAAGATTCTAATAATCTCGATAGATTTAAATCTGGTATTTTTGTAGATAATTTCACGACTGTAGATTCTCAAAGACAAACACTTAACATTACGAATAGCATTGATGATAGTAATGGTGAACTTAGACCTTCACCATATACAACTGAAGTCGATATGCTTCTTGGGTCTAGATCTATGGTAGGTATAGGCACAAGTTTAAATCCTAATGCAGACATTAAATTTGTAACTGATTTGATTGGGAACAATATTGTAAGAAGTGGTGCAAATCCTAATAGTACAGGAAAAGGTGTCATAACATTAAACTATAATTTAGCCCTTGAAATTAGTCAACCATATGCAACAAGAATTGAGAATGTTACTCCATATCTGGTTACATCTTATTTTGGTATTGTAGAACTAAATCCGTCTTCCGATATTTGGATTGATCAAGTAAGACTTGAACCTCTTACTGTTGAGGGAATTGAAGGTAGAACTACAGTAACTCAGTTACAAATTAATGCGAATGATTTTGATCCTCAATCGGGATGGAATCCAGTGTCTTGGAATGCTTGGCAAAACAATTGGACAGGATCTACAACTACATCAACAACCCAAGGATTTATTGAAACAATAACTACAACTCAGACTGGAACTGCAACTAGAACAGGAGCAACTTCTCGTGTACTGACTTCAAATAGTACAGTTTCTTTGGGCAATCGTGTTGTTAGAGTCGATGTAGCACCATTCTTAAGATCTCGCAATATTGAATTTAATGGTAAAAATTTAAGACCATTTTCTAGAGTTTATGCATTCTTTGATGGTGAAAATGTAAATCAATTTATAGTTCCAAAATTGATTGAAATTGAAATGCTTGAAGGTGTCTTTGTAGTTGGCGAGACTATTAGATCTAGTAATATTGCTAATAATCAAGGAACACCACTACAACCAGGAACTAGAGAATTTAGAGCAAGATGTGCAACCGCAAACCATAGATATGGTCCTTTCAATAGTCCAGTAGATACTTATATCTACAATCCATATAATCAGACACAAGTTCTTCCATCAACATATACTTCAGCATCAACAGTACTGAACGTTGATACTGTAAGTATGTCGGATTTCTGTAGTTTCAATTTCTATGGTCACGTTTTCCAAGGAATGATTCTTGTTGGTGGCACAAGCGGAGCTCGTGCTAGGGTTAGAGACGTTAGATTAATTACAGATAGATCGGGAGTTGTCATTGGTTCTTTCTTTGTTCCAAATCCCAATGTGCCTTCTAACCCAAGTTTTCGAACTGGCATTAAGACTCTTAGACTGACTAGTAATATTGATAATTCTCCAATTCCAGGTGAACTTCTTTCTACCGCAGAGTCCAATTTCTTTGCGGAGGGTACTATTGCTCAAAATCAACAAACAGCTTTATCGATAAGAAATATTGAAATTCAAAATGCTACAGTTACAGATTCTAGATCGATAACTCAAACTAACACTAGAACTATTGATAGAACTCCACCACCACCACCACCACCACCTTGGTTTCCTCCTCCACCTGAGTGGAATCCAGGGCCACCACCACCTGCTCCTGCAGTACCATATGTAAATTTTGCTGATAGACTTTTTAGAGGTGCTCCCGATCCTCTTGCACAATCATTCTTTGTTGGTTCTGAAGATGATTCTACGGGAAGATATGTAACAAGTATTGAATTATATTTCCAATCAAAAGATGATACACTGCCTGTAGCAATTCAACTTCGTTCAATGAGTTTAGGAACTCCTACCACTGAAGTGTATCCTTTTAGTCAAGTAGTATTATATCCAGATCAGATTAATGTCTCTGATGATGCATCAGTACCAACATTTATTAATTTCCAATCTCCGGTATATCTTGAAGGAAATAAAGAACACTGCTTAGTAGTTTTATCTAATTCAACTGAGTATAGTGTATGGATTTCTAGACTTGGTGAAGTTGATATTTCAACTGCTGGAGGAGCAGAATCTGCTCAAGTATTTGTGTCATCACATACTTTCTTGGGTTCGATGTTTAAATCACAAAATGCTTCAACATGGACTGCAAGCCAATATGAAGATATCAAGTTTAACCTTTATACCGCAAGATTTGACAGTGAAGGTTCAATATCATTCTTCAGTCCAGAATTGACAGAAAATAATCGTCAAATTGCTACTTTAAAGAAAGATTCTTTACAGTTAACTTCTAGAAAACTAAGAGTAGGTCTTGGAACCGTAATCAATGATTCTAATTTAACCATTGGTAATCAAATTACTCAAGCAAATTCTAATGCAAATGGTACTTATGTTGGAGCAGGTGGATCTGCAACTGGAAATCTGAATATTATTAATTCTGGAATTGGATATACTCCATCAATTGGTTCATTAACTTATAATAATATATCATTGTCACCAGTTACTGGATCAGGTAGAGATGCCAAAGCAAGTATCACTATTACTAATGGTGTTGCTGTAGCAGCTACAATTTCCATTGGTGGTACTGGTTACTTAGTGGGTGATGTATTAACACCAACTTCTATAGGAATCAATTCTCTTGGAAGAAACATGAGACTTTCAGTTGTTGGCATTGCAGGAACAAATGAATTGATTATTGACAATGTTCAGGGAGATTTTTCGGTTGGTGTCGGAAACACTTTATATTACTCAAGTTCACTTGGTGCTGGCATTACTGCAATTAATGGAGGAGGTGTTTTTGTAACATCTACACCTATTGTAGTTTCCGATGGCCTCCATATTAAAGTGAACCATAAGAATCATGGAATGCACTCTCCAACAAATACAGTTAAAATATATGGTGTAAATTCTGATATTGAACCAGCAAGAATTAGTAATGAATATCTTTCATCTTCAACTGCAGGAATTTTAATATCTGCAGGATTTAGTTCTTCCTTTGCAACCTTTGAAAATGTTGGTGTTGGCACAACTAACTTGGGTTATGCATTAATTGAAGATGAAATAATTTCATACAGTGGTGTTACGGGAAATACTCTTACCGGAATTACTCGCGGTATTGATTCAACGCAAGTAGTAACACATCCAGCTAATTCATACATTTACAAGTATGAACTTGGCGGTGTTTCTTTAAGAAGAATTAATACTACTCATCAACTTCAAAATGCAACTGTTCCCGAAAGAATTGGTTTAGATTATTATACAATTAAAGTTGGAATGAATACTAATGGAGTGGATAGAACAGCAAGTTCTGGATATCCGAAGTTATACTTAAATTCAACAAAATCTGCTGGTGGATCTTCTATAAAGGCAACACAAAATATTCCGTTTGAAATTGTAAGACCAATAGTACAAACTGTTGTTCATCCTCAAACTGACATAAGTGCGGAAATTAGAACAACTAGTGGTACTAGTATATCTGGATCAGAGATATCATTTGAAGACAGGGGATTCCAAGCAATTTCTTTAGATGAAAATAACTATTTCTCCGATCCAAGAATTATTGCATCGAGAGTAAATGAAACTAGTAAGTTGACTAATATTCCTGGCAATAAGTCAATGGAACTTAGACTCAACTTAAGAACAACAGATAATAGATTAACCCCTGTTATTGATCTCGATCGTGTTGGTATGATCTTTGTTTCAAACAGAGTTAATGAAGTTATTACTGATTTTGCAAATGATCCGAGAGTATCTACACTTAGAGATGACCCTTCAGCATTCATATATGCTCTAAAACCAATTCAACTTGAAATTCCTGCCACATCTATTAAAGTAATTGTATCGGCATATATTAATCCATATGCGGATGTCAAGGCACTTTATGCAATCATGACTGATCCTTCCGAGGAACCTATTTACTATCCATTCCCAGGTTATTCAAATAGAATCGAATCTGGTCAAGTAATCGATCCTGCCAAAAACGATGGAACGTCTGATAACTTTGTAAGTAAAAATGATACTTTGGGATTTGAAAGTAATGAAGTTACATTTAAAGATTATGAGTTTACAGTTGATAATTTAGAATCCTTCAGATACTTTAGTATTAAACTTGTTGGATCCTCAACAAATCAGGCATATCCTCCTAGATTGAGAGACTTTAGAGTTATTGGCATTGCATAAAATGAAAAAGGTTAAAGTAAAAGATGAATTGAATTTATTTCGGGATTTACAAACTAATGCTATTATTAATACAGATATGCAAGCATACAATAATTACATAAACGCAAAAAGAATAAAAGAAGCAGAGTCCCGAAGAATTGAAAATATTGAACATGAACTTGCTGATGTAAAAGGTGATTTGAATGAAATTAAAAATATGTTAAGGAGTTTTATAAATGAATCCAGATAATATTCAACTTGAAGACGTGAATAAAATGTTTGAATATGAAAAACTTTCTAGGGATATAGATAGTATAGATGATATTGAAATACTCAGAAATTATTCTAAGTCTTACATTAAATTATACTTAAAACAGCAAGAAGTTGTATCTAAACTATAATGGCACAACCATCCACCAGACAAGAACTCATCGATTATTGTTTAAGAAAACTGGGTGCTCCAGTTTTAGAGATTAATGTTGCTGATGAACAAATTGATGATCTAGTGGATGATGCCATTCAGTTATTTCAAGAAAGGCACTTTGATGGTGTATATCAAACATACTTAAAGTATGAAATTACACAAGCAGATATTGATAGAGGAAGAGCTACAGGATTGACTGGTGTTGGTATAGCATCAACATCAGCAACTTCTGCAGGAAATACCTTTAATTATTACGAAAGTTCAAATTATCTTCAAGTTCCTCCTCACATTATTGGCATCAATAAAGTGATGCAATTTGAGGGGTCGAATTCAATTTCAAGTGGTATGTTTAGCATCAAATACCAGTTGTTCTTGAATGATATTTACTATTGGGGATCTACAGAACTCTTAACGTATTCCATGGTTAAAAGATATCTGGAAGATATCGATTGGTTATTAACTACCCAAAAGCAAATAAGATTTAATAAGCGTCAAGATCGATTATATATGGATATTGATTGGTCCAGTCTTTCACCTGGACAGTATATAGTTATTGATTGCTATCGAATGTTAGACCCTAGCGATTATTCAAGAGTATGGAATGATTCTTTCTTAAAACCATATTTAACATCATTAATAAAACGTCAATGGGGTCAAAATCTATTAAAGTTCCAAGGTGTTAAATTACCTGGTGGAGTAGAACTTAATGGAAGACAACTTTATGATGATGCGCAGAGAGAAATAGATACCATAATCGAAAAAATGTCTTCAACATACGAATTACCACCTCTTGATATGGTAGGTTAAAAAAATATGTTAAATCCGTTTTTTCTCCAGGGATCTCCAAACGAACAAAATCTTGTACAAGATTTGATTAATGAACACTTGAAGATTTATGGAGTAGATGTTTATTATCTACCAAGACAATATGCAACTACTAATAAAGTTATTGAAGAAGTAGTAGAGTCTGAGTTTAAATTTGCATATCCCATCGAGGCTTACATTGATTCTTATGATGGATATGGTAATCAAGGTACAATATTATCAAAGTTTGGCATTCAAGAACTAGACGATTTAACACTAGTCATATCTAGAGAACGATATGAAGTATATATTTCTCAGTTAATCAAGGCCATACCAGATGGAAAACTTACAAATCGTCCAAAAGAAGGCGATTTAATTTATTTTCCACTTGGAAATAGATTATTTGAAATTAAGTATGTTGAACACGAGAAACCATTTTATCAACTTAAGAAAAATTATACCTATCAATTGACTTGTGAATTGTTTAGATACGAAGATGAAGTCATTGATACTGGAGTTGACTTTATTGATGATCCTACAGAGTTTGATGGGGATGGAACTGGCGATGATAATACTGGAAGAGATCAATATGCTACAACAGTAACATTACAATTGATTGGTATTGGATCAACTGCTACTGCATCTGTTGGATCAATTCTAAATGGTGGCGTAAGATTCGTATCAATTACAAACAGAGGAAATGGATATACAAGTCCACCAAAAGTAGGATTTTCATCCTCTCCAGTATCTGGAAGAACTGCTGTAGGATTTGCTACCATGATTGGCGGTATCGTTGATTTATGTGAACCAGATAGTAAAAAACTTAGAGTACAGGGCGTTGAACTTAGTAATCCAGGATTTGGTTATACTGTTGCACCTAAAGTTTCTTTTGTAGGAGGAGGTGGCGGCGGTGCAGCTGCAACTGCCTACATTGGTAATGGTATCGTTGGAATAATTAGTGTTACTAATGGAGGATCTGGATATTTAGTACGTCCTACTGTTACTTTCGTTGGAGTTGCATCTGTTTCTGCTGCGGCAACTGCTTATATAAGTCCTTCAGGATCAGTTACAGAAATAAGACTTACTAATGCTGGTTTAGGATATACACAGATTCCTCAAATTCAAATTTCTTCACCAAATATTTTTGTTGGTGTAGGAACTTATATTTACAATGAAACCGTAACTGGAAGCCGAAGTGGTGTTACTGGTAAGGTTAAGAAGTGGAATGTAAATACTAAAGTTCTTGAAGTTTCTACAGTTACTGGTAACTTTATTCCTGGAGAAAATATTGTTGGAGCGGCATCCAGTGCTACTTATAGTTTAAGAAGTATAAATATCAATAATCAAACTGACAAATTTGCTCAGAATTCTGATATTGAAAATCTGGCAAATGAAATTTTAGATTTTAGTGAAATTAATCCATTTGGAATGCCCTAAGAAAAAATACAAGTATACTTATGTTTGAATATTTTTACCACGAAATTTTAAGAAAAACCATTATTGGATTTGGAACTCTTTTTAATGAAATTTCAATTCAAAAGAAAGATGATTCTAATAATGTTTTTTCTGTAATTAGGGTTCCTTTAGCATATGGTCCTACACAAAAGTTTTTAGCACGTCTTGAGCAACAACCAAATTTAAATACTCCTGTTCAAATAACATTACCAAGAATGTCATTTGAATTTGTTGGACTATCATATGATCAAACTAGAAAGGTCACAAGCACTCAAACGTTCTTAACTTCAAGTGTTAGTGATCAAACTGATGTAAAAAAAGTTTATATGCCAGTTCCATATAATATGGAATTTGAATTAAATATCATGTGCAAAATAAATGATGATATGCTTCAAATTATTGAGCAAATTATCCCCTATTTTCAACCATCTTACAATTTAACTATTGATTTAGTAAAAACAATTGGAGAAAAAAGAGATATTCCAATTGTTTTGGAAAATATCACTATGAGAGATGATTATGAAGGGGATTTTTCAACAAGAAGAGCATTAATTTATACCTTAAGATTTACTGCAAAAACTTATCTTTTTGGTCCAGTTTCTACAGGTGCTGGCAAAGATATTGTCAAAAAGGTTACTCTTGGTTTTGTTTCTGGAGATTCAAATTCCACTTCAAGAGATTTGAAATATTCTGCTGAACCTGTTGCAACCAAGGATTATGATAATAGTGTAGCAACCAATCTCTCTGAAAACATAGAAGCGTCTAATACTGCTATTACTGTCAATAATGCTACAAATATACCAGTGAAATCCTATATAACTATTGATGATGAAACATTATACGTTGCTAAAAAAGATGGAAATGTTTTAACTGTTGTGCGTGCATCGTATAATACAAAAGCTGCTCCCCATGTTTCGGGAACAGCAATTAAAACAATTACATCTGCAGATAATGCATTAATTCAATTTGGTGACGATTTTGGGTTTAGTGGTTTTTCGGTAAGTTAATTAAAAAATGAAAGATAATTTTGATAGTTTGAATGATATATTCAATGTTTCCTCAGAAGCAATAGTTAAACAAACTGAAGAGATTATTGATATTAAAAAAGAATCTTTAGTATCAAATCCATCTAGCGATATTAAAAAGGACTATGAGTATACTAGAGGAAACTTGTATTCTATAATTGAAAAGGGTCAAGAAGCTATTAACGGCATACTTGAACTTGCTCAAGAAACTGAACAGGCACGAGCATATGAAGTTGCTGGTCAGTTGATAAAAAATGTTGCGGATGCAACAGAAAAATTGATGGATCTTCAGAAAAAATTAAAAGATATAGAAGAAGTCAAGCAATCAAGTGGACCAACAAATGTTACAAATGCTCTTTTTGTTGGATCAACTGCAGAATTATCTAAATTATTAAAAGCTCAAAAAAATAAAGATGAAGACATTTAAACAGTTTCAAGAAGACTGGAGTAATAAATATAAAAAGAGTATTGATTGCTCAAATCCGAAAGGTTTTTCTCAACGTGCCCATTGTGCAGGTAGAAAAAAGAGAGCATCAGGTGAAGAAACTAAATCAAAACCAGTTGAGTAATGTCTAAACTTAAATCTCACAAAACTGTTGAAGAAATTGCTAAGAAGCATCGTTTAGATGTTTCTTTTATACAAAAGCAACTTGATATGGGAGAACCTATTGAGCACGAACATACTAAAGATCATGAACTTGCTCGTGATATTGCATTGCAACATTTAGATGAAATACCAGACTATTATACACGTCTTAAAAAAATGGAAGCGGATGCTAAAAAGCATCATAAAAGGTTTAAAGACGTTAAAGTGAATGAAGATTTAAGAAACTGGTTTTCTAAGTCTCACCCCGAAGGAAATTGGAAAAGATATAATACTAAAGGTGAATCCATTGGGCCGTGTGCTCGTGAACCTGGAGAATCAAAACCCAAATGCCTTTCAAATGAAAAGGCAGCAAAAATGTCAAAAAATCAAATTGCTTCTGCAGTAAGAAGAAAAAGAGAAGCAGATCCTGTAGCAAACCGTAAAGGCAAAGGAGGAAAACCCAAAATGGTTTCTAATAAAATTAGTGAAGAGCATAATGCAGAGGAAATGAGATACTGTCCTCTTTGTGCTAAAAGAGAAACTAGATCCGAATGCTCTTACGGAGAAAAGGTTTGGGATAAAGTATCTGTAAAGGATGAAGAATATTCCATGGCAAGAGGTGAACTTGAAACTATGTCAAAAGCAGTCAATAGACTCAAGAACGTAGTTGGTAAGGGTGAGGGTAATTTGGAGGCATGGGTTCAATCTAAAATTACTAAAGCTGCTGATTACATTGATACTGTTGCGGATTATATGGAAAGTGGTGAAGCTGGAGTACAGGAGGCATGTTGGAAGGGTTATAAGCAAGTTGGTTTAAAGAAAAAAGGAAAGAAAATGGTTCCGAATTGTGTTCCTGAGAGTGTAATGCCTGCGGCTATTGATCCAAAAGAGCATAGAAAACAGCAACGTGCTGCTAAGATTAGAACTCTTGCCCAACAAGGTTCTACCGAAGGTGAAAGAAAGGCAGCAGAAAATAAAACAAAAGGTCCAAAGTTGTTTGGAGAAAACTTATCATTAGTTGATAAAATGCTTCTTGAAATGGAAGCAGAAATGCTCACTGAAAAGAATAAACCAACCAATCCTTCATTATGGTCTAAAGCAAAGTCTATGGCGAAACAAAAATTTGATGTTTATCCAAGTGCGTATGCTAATGGGTGGGCAGCAAAGTGGTACAAGTCAAAAGGTGGTGGATGGGAATCTGCAAATGAGAGTGTCACAATCGAAGATGCTGAAGGAAATACTTTTGCCGAAGTTATAGATTTAATCAAACCAGATCCAATTGTTTCGGAAGCAACTAGACTTCAGGCACAAACTGGAAATGTTATTGCAGTAACTCTTCAATGGAGAGGTAAATACTACGCTATGCGAGTATTTTTCCCTTATACAAAACTTCCTTCAAGAAAAGAAATTACTGATGAACTTCAAAAGATTTATCCAGGATCTGTAGTTGTATACCATGCAATTTCAGATTTTATTCAGGGTCAACCATTAATTCAAAGTGGTCCTCAAGGAGGAAATTTTGGTAAACCAGGTTCAAATAAAAATTATGTGAAACCTATGGGGGAAGAAGTTGAGGTTAATGAAGATTGGCAGAAAGTCAATCGTCAAGATAGAACTGATGGTCTGAGTCGCGATGCAGTAAAAGCATATCGTCGTGAAAATCCAGGTTCTAAACTTCAAACGGCAGTAACTGAAAAAAATCCAGAAGGTAAAAGAGCAAAGCGCCGTTCTTCATTTTGCAGTCGTATGAAGGGTATGAAGTCTAAACTGACTTCAGAAAAAACTTCAAGAGATCCAGATTCGAGAATCAATAAAGCACTGCGTCGTTGGAATTGTAATTAAAACATAATTGAGGTTTTGTCATGGCTGATCATTATCTTGGTAATCCTTTACTAAAGAAAGCTAACACGGTTGTCGAATTTACACAAGAGCAAATTTTAGAGTTTGCTAAGTGTCAAGACGACCCAATTTACTTTGCAAAAAATTATATTCAAATTGTGACTTTGGATTATGGTTTACAACCATTTAAACCATATCCATTCCAAGAAACCATGATCGAAAGGTTTCACAGTAATAGATTTAATATATGTAAACTTCCTAGACAGTCGGGAAAATCAACGATTGTTGTTTCTTATCTTCTTCACTATGCGATCTTTAATGACAACGTAAACATTGCAATTCTCGCCAACAAGGCATCTACTGCAAAAGATCTTTTGGACCGCCTTCAGACCGCTTATGAGAACCTCCCAAAGTGGTTACAGCAAGGTGTGATGACATGGAACAAAGCATCTCTGGAGTTAGAAAATGGGTCAAAAATTATTGCTGCTTCTACTAGCGCCTCTGCGGTACGCGGTGGCTCTTATA